ATTCCAAGAAGAAATGGTACACACGTTTCACGAAAATCGTTTCTGTATCGCAAAGATGCCTCGACAGGTTGGTAAAACAACTACGACTGTCGGTTTTATGCTTTGGTCTGTACTGTTCCAGGATGACTACAGTATCGCTATTCTTGCAAATAAGGGTTCTCTTGCTCGTGAAATTTTAGGTCGTATTCAATACGCATATGAATATTTACCATTGTGGTTACAACAAGGTATCATTACTTGGAATAAAGGTAATATTGAGTTAGAAAACAAGTCAAAGATTGCTGCGTTTGCAACATCAGCCTCTGGTGTTCGTGGTGGTACATACAACTTAATTTTCCTTGATGAATTTGCTTTCGTTCCAAAGAACATGGCAGATGAATTCTTTACGTCAACATATCCTGTTATTTCATCTGGTAAAACTTCAAAAGTTATTATCGTTTCAACGCCATATGGATTGAATCACTTTTATAAGATGTGGGTGGATGCAATAGAAGGTCGTTCTACTTACAAATCACTTGAGGTGCATTGGTCGCAAGTACCAGGTCGTGATGCGGCTTGGAAAGAAGAAACGATACGAAACACTTCTGAAGAACAATTCAGACAAGAGTTTGAAACTGAATTTATTGGGTCATCGGCAACATTGATATCTGGTGCTAAACTGCGTAGTTTGGCATTCCATAATCCAATTTCTTCAATTGAAGGATTAGATATATATGAAGAACCTATTAAAGACCATCTCTATATTGCTACGGTAGACTGTGCTGAGGGTGTCGAGCAAGACTATTCAACCATTAATGTGTTGGATGTATCTCAAACACCATACAGACAAGTCGCTAAATATCGTAATAATAAACTACCTTTATTGTTTTTCCCGACTGTAATCTATTCGATTGCAAAGAAATACAATGAAGCATATGCTTTGATTGAGACAAATAATATTGGCCAACAAGTGGTTGATATTTTACACTATGATTTAGAATACGAAAACATTTATAAACTAGAACACCATCACATTAAGGGTCAAAGTATCTCTGGCGGGTTCAAAAGAGCTGCAGCTTTTGGTATCAAAACAACAAAGTCAGTTAAAAAAATTGGTTGTGCCAACTTAAAAACATTAGTTGAAAACGACAAACTGATTGTAAATGACTTTGATACTATTGCTGAAATGAATACTTTTGTCCGAGTCCGTGACAGTTATGCTGCGGAAGAGGGTAATAATGATGACTTGGTAATGGGTCTGGTTATTTTTGCATGGTTGACAGCTCAAACATTCTTTAAAGACAGTACAAATATAGACATTCGTAAATTGATGTTAGCAGAACAGAATATGTTAGTTGACGAAGATTTAGCGCCAGTTGGTATATTTGACGATGGGTTAAAAGAAGAAATTACCATTGATAGTAGAAATGGGGATGTTTGGACTGAAAAGGGATATACATCTTCCGCAACTTTCTAAAAAACTAAATAGACAATACAAGAAAAAATTAACTCACAACTAAAGGAGAAGTCCAATGGCATTTCAGCTCTCACCTGGGGTAAACGTATCAGAAATCGACCTGACTACAATTGTCCCTTCAGTCGCCACATCAATTGGCGCATTTGCCGGGCCGTTTGCGTGGGGTCCAATCGGTGAAATTATTACTATCTCTGACGAAGTTCGTCTTGCTGATACTTTTGGTAAGCCTAACTCAACTAATTATGAATATTGGTTCTCTGCTTCTAACTTCCTAGCATATACTTCTAATCTAAAAATTGTTCGTGCGGCTAATACTGCATCAACATTCAACGCTACTGCTAACGGTACAACTATTCTAATTAAGAATAACGATGACTGGTTAGCAAATCATACCGGTTATGCCGATGGTTCTTACGGTGGTTTTGCAGCTCGTCACGCAGGTGACCTTGGTAACTCATTAAGAGTTTCTATGGCAGATGCAAACACTTATACAAATTGGACATATTCAACACAATTTACAGCCGCACCAGGCACATCAACTTATGCATCATCAAGAGGTGCTGCTAATGATGAAATTCACATTATCGTTGTAGACGAAGACGGTTATTTTTCAGGTTCAAGAGGAACAGTTTTAGAAAAATTCCCATTTGTATCTAAAGCATCTGATGCAAAAGATGATTCTGGTAATTCAAGTTACTATAGAAATGTTATTGTATCTAATTCAAAATACATTCGTTGGTTGTCACACCCAGCATCTGCAAACGTATCAGGCAACTTGCCTTGGGGCTCTGCTGCGACTGCAAATACATTCAAGTTATTGATTGCTAATACAACATCATCACTATCTGGTGGTGCTGATGGTAACATAGTTACTGCAAACGTATCTACTGCATATGACTTTTTTGATCCATCTGATTCAGTTGACATTTCATTGATTATCTCTGGACCATCAAACGCAACATTAATTACTTCTTTAATCGGTAAAGCAGAAACACGTAAAGATTGCGTAGTGTTTGCTTCTCCAGGTAAATCAGATGTTGTTAACAATGCAGGTTCTGAAGTTACTTCTATTACAACTCTACGTAATTCATTGACTTCATCTTCATATGCGTTCCTTGATTCTAACTGGAAATATCAGTACGACAAGTATAACGATGTATACCGTTGGGTACCATTAAATGGTGACGTTGCAGGCTTATGTGCTCGTACAGATAACGACCGTGATCCATGGTTCTCTCCTGGTGGTTTGAATCGTGGTGTTATCAAAAATGTTATCAAACTTGCATGGAATCCTACAAAAACAAATCGTGATAGTCTGTACACAGTTGGTGTAAACCCAATTGTATCCTTCCAAGGTGAAGGCACAGTTCTATTCGGTGACAAAACATTGTTGTCTAAACCATCTGCATTTGACCGTATCAATGTACGCCGTTTGTTCATTGTACTTGAAAAAGCAATTGCTAAGGCTGCAAGATATTCATTGTTTGAATTCAATGACCAATTCACAAGAGCACAATTTGTTGCACTAGTAGAACCATTCTTGCGTGACGTACAAGGTCGCCGTGGTATCACTGACTTCAGAGTTGTTTGTGACGAAACAAATAACACTGGACAAGTTATTGATTCTAACCAGTTTATTGGTGACATTTATATCAAACCTGCTCGTTCAATCAACTTCATCCAACTTAACTTTGTTGCTGTACGCACTGGCGTATCATTCAGCGAAGTGGTTGGTAAGTTCTAATAAATAAAGAAAACAGGAGAAAAAAATGGCATTTAATGTAAATGATTTTAGAGCTCAAATGACAGGGGACGGTGCCCGTCCTAATCTATTTGAAATCTCTATGCCGTTCCCTGCGTTCTCTGCGCCGGGAAATGCTCAAACAAAACTTACGTTCATGTGTAAGACTGCACAACTACCAGGTTCAACACTTGGTGTTGTGACAACACAATACTTTGGTCGTGAGTTAAAATTTGTCGGTAACAGAACTTTTGCTGACTGGACAATTACAGTTATTAATGATGAAGATTTTGTTATCCGTAATGCCTTCGAAAGATGGATGAACGGTATCAATAGTCACAATCTTAACGTGCGTAACCCAGCTGCACTTGCACCATTAGGTTACTCAGTCGATGGCTCAGTAACACAATTTGGTAAACAAGGCAACACATTGAAGAAGTATAAGTTTGTTGGTTTATTCCCAACAGATGTAACTCCTATTGATGTTGATTGGGGTTCTAACGATACTATTGAAGAATTTAGCGTCACACTCGCCTATCAATGGTGGGAATCAGCTGACGATAATGTGGTATAAAGAGAAGGGCTTCGGCCTTTCTCATTTTTTTATAGGATGATAATTTATGGCAGTTAAGCTGTTTGGCTTTACACTCGGCAAAAAGGACATAGTTCAGGTTCAAGCACCTGAACAGCCTTCGTTCGCCTTACCAACCGAAGCAATGGATGATGGTGCTATTACCATCACGCAAAATGCACACTATGGCACATACGTTGACCTAGAAGGTTCTGTTCGTAACGAAATAGAACTTGTTACACGTTATCGTGAAATGGCTAATCATCCAGAGTTAGAGATGGCAATTGATGATATTGTCAATGAAGCTATTACACATGATGTGTCTGGTAAAACAGTTGATATTGTCTTAGATAATCTCAAACAACCAGAAACAATTAAGAAAAAAATTATTGAAGAATTCGATACAATTTTAAAATTGTTAAACTTCGGTAATTTATCAGATGACCTTTTTAAGAGATGGTATATTGATGGTAGAATTTACTATCATATTGTTGTTGATGAAACAAAACCAAAAGAAGGTATACAAGAATTAAGATACATTGACCCACGTAAGATTCGTAAGGTCCGTGAAATCAAAAAAGACAGAGACCCAAAAACTGGTGCTCAAGTTATTGCTTCTATTGCCGAATACTATGTTTACAATGATAAAGGCACAGTAACTCAGGCATATACAAGTAGTGTTAATGCAGGTCTAAGAATTGCACCAGAGTCAATCATTAATGTAAACTCTGGTTTGATGGATGCAAAAAACACATTCGTCATTTCATATCTACACAAAGCAATCAAGCCACTGAATCAGTTGCGTATGATTGAAGATGCGGTTGTTATCTATCGTATCTCAAGAGCACCTGAACGCCGTATTTTTTATATTGACGTTGGTAACTTACCAAAAGGTAAAGCAGAACAATATCTCCGTGATGTTATGATTAAGTATCGTAACAAAATGGTGTATGATGCAAGTACTGGTGAATTGCGTGATGACCGCAAACACATGTCTATGTTAGAAGACTTCTGGTTGCCACGCCGTGAGGGTGGTAAAGGTACAGAGATTACAACACTGCCTGCTGGTCAAAACCTTGGTGAGTTAGAAGACGTTAAGTACTTCAGACAAAAACTATTACAATCATTGAACGTGCCTATTAGCCGTTTAGAACCACAACAAGGTGGTATGATTGGTGTTGGACGTACAACTGAAGTCACAAGAGATGAAGTTAAGTTTACAAAGTTTATTGTTAGATTGCGTAACAAGTTTTCTCAAATTTTTGACCATGCATTAAAAACACAATTAGTCTTAAAAGGCATTTGTACTTTAGAAGAATGGGACGAATTCAGAGAAGACATTTACTACAACTACATGAAGGATAACAACTTCACCGAAATGCGTGATGCTGAAATCCTCCGTGAAAGATTAAGTGTGTTGCAAACTGTTGACCCATATATCGGTAGATACTACTCTATGGAATGGGTTCAAAAGAATGTACTTCAAATGGACAAAGAATTAATTGCCGAAATGAAGAAACAGATTGCAAAAGAAGAAGCAGCAGGAACTGGCGGACCAACAATGCCACCAGAGATGCAACAGCAACAACAAGCTGATGCAGAAGCAAATCCCCCTGTAGACAATACACAAGATGAATCTTCAAATGAATCACAAACTCCTCAATTAGACGCAGATGTGGAAAAATATTCATCTCGACTAAATAAGAAATAATCTAAAAAGGAAATTACACTATGTCAACATCAGAATTCATTGACGAACTAGCCGCAGGTAATGCGGCGTCTGCTAAAGATATCTTAAACGATATGCTTTCTGCTCGTGCTTTTGAAGCACTAGAAGGTCGTAAAATTGAGCTTGCACAAAACATTTTTAACGGTAGTAACGAAGAAGTTGCAACAGAAGAAGAATGAAATCTCTATTAGAATTTAAATCTATTGTTGAAGAAGAAAAAGCAGACTACTCTAAGTTTGATGCTTTGGTTCGTGCTGGTCTTGCCAATAAGGCACAGATTCAGCGTATTCACAAAATCTTAGAAAAGATGGGTGAAGAAAAACCAACATTCAACAATGCAGATAGAATGATTATTCAAAACCTCTTTAATAAGATGGTAGATTTGATTTCTAATAACAAATCAATCAACATGCAGGCACGCCGTGCTGTTAAAGAAGATGAAGATTTTGTTGATGTTGAGCAGTTAGATGAATCTAATCCAGGCCCAACACCTCCATATGTTTTGTTATTAAAGAGAAAAGCAATTCGTCTGTATCCAGATGGAACAAAAATTGCCTTATATCATAACAAACAATTAAACAAATACTTCTCTGTACCATATGATAGTCCAATAGAAGTTGCTGCAATTCAAGCAGAAGGTGTTGTAATTATAAAACACAACAAACCAATTGGTACCCGTGTTGCTGATATTGGTCCTGGTAATAAAGAACACAATGTAAAAACTGATAAAGCTTGGGATGATGCTCAGACTAAAAAGAAACTACCACAAGATGCAGAATTTGCCGCACAAAGACGCAAAGTAAGACTTGCATCAAATGGACGTATGGATGAAGAATCTGAAATTACCGAAGCGGTAATGGATACCCTACATAAGATAGTAAATGACAAACAAGCACAGTCGGTTAAGTTTGCATCTGGTCATACACGTAAGGTTGACCACTTTACCGCATCTGCATTGACGCAAGTACACAAAGCATTAAATGATGATAACAAGAAAAAGTTTGCAGATTTAGTACACAAGTCTCCAGAACATTTTACGAAAGCATCTGACTTTGCTTTCAAACATGCAAAATGAGTTTTTTAAATTCACTAATTGAAAATAAGTTAGATGAGGCAAAAGATAAACTCTTTGCACATTTAAATGAAGTAGTAGCAAAACGTCTTGCAGAAGCAAAGCGTTATGTTGCAGAAGATATGTTTGAAAAAGTTTTGGATGAAGCTAAACGCAACACAAACATTATCAAACAAGGTAGAATTCAAAAGATTCGCCGCAGAGTTAGAAGAAATGCCAAGGGGCGTATTGTTGTTCAAAAGAATGTTAAGCGTTCTGGTATTAAAGGTTATAGAATTTCAGGTAACACAGTTAAACGTATACCTGCAACAGTAAGATTAAGAAAAGCAAGACTGTTAAAAAGGTCTTGGAAAACAACTAGAAGAGCAAAACTGCGCCGCACATTAGTGAAAAGAAAAATGAGTATGCGTAGACGTTCATCAATAGGACTAAGATAAAATGGCATATGAAATAATCAACACACAACGCTCAACATCAATTATTAGAGTTGTTGATGCTGGCGCAGCTACAATTGCATTAGCAGATTTGTCTGCCAACGCAAACGAAACCATTAACTCTGCAAATATCAAACGTGTAACATGGTCAACTAACGGTAACATTACCATTGTTAGAAACTCTGTTCCAATTTTAACTTTGCATAATGCAGGTTCAATGTTATTGGATGATTTTAATTACTCAATTGCCAATAATTCAACTCAATCAATTGTTGTTACAATTACAACAGGTGGTTCTCTTGTAATGGAAGTAAGTAAAGCCGCAACATATACAGTTGCTCCATCAGGATACTAATATGAAACTTATTAGAGAACATATAGAAGCAGTTAAATATCTAACTGAAGCTTCCGAGAACGGTAAAAAGAATCTTTATATCGAAGGTACTTTTTTAGTTGGTGACACGGTTAATAAAAATAATCGTATGTATGAAATGAAAACTTTACGTAATGAAGCGAAAAGATATACCGAAGAATACATTAATACCAATCGTGCGTTGGGTGAATTAGGACATCCTGATACCCCAACAATTAACTTAGAAAGAGTCTCACACAAAATTGTTTCCCTCAAAGAAGATGGAAATACATTTTATGGTAAGGCTCTTGTTCTTGATACACCCTATGGTCAAATCGTTAAAAATTTTATTGATAACGGAGTTAACTTAGGCGTTTCATCAAGAGCACTAGGTTCTGTAACCATGACTAGAGAAGGTTACAATCTTGTCCAAGACGACCTAAGATTGGCAACGGCGGCTGATATTGTAGCAGACCCATCTGCACCAGGCGCATTTGTTAACGGCATCATGGAAAACAAAGAATGGATGTTTGTTGAAGGACGCTTTGTAGAAGCAGATTTTGATAACGCTAAAAGACAAATAACAAGAGCATCTCCTAAACAAGTTGAAGCAGTTGCTCTTAAATTGTTTGAAAATTACCTCAGAAAACTTTAATTTTATAAATAAGAAATCATAAGGAGATTCCTAATGTCAAATAACAAATTAATGGAAGCAGCTGCAGACATTCTTGCGGGAAGCAAGTCAAAAGCAGGCGCTATGCCAATGCAAAAATTACCAGGTGACGGCCATCATTCTGCTTTACTTGGTGGACCAACAAACAAGCCTTCTGAAGGCGAAGACCGTGTTGGCGAAGATCCTTACAAGGATTACGACATGAAACCAAATGGTGCTAAACAGACCAATCAGATTCCAAAAACTAAGCCTTCATCTGCATCTACTGCTAACGTAAACAAGATGCAAGCAGGTGACGGCAAAACAACTTTAACACCTTCTACAAAAGTTGAAGAAGTTGAAAATTATTCTCTAGAAGAATTAGAAGAGTTTATGGTTTCTGAAGACTTTGAACAACTTGATGAGTTATCAAAAAATACACTCAGGTCATATCTAAAAGGCAGTAGAGCTGAAAATCAAGGATCATTAGGATCTGCCGGTCATATGTCAGATAAAGCTCGTAGTCTTGGTAGAACAGATGACCATAAAGATGATGGTAGATATGAAGGTGCTAAAGCAGCAAAGAAAAGATTAAACGCAATGAAAGAGGATGTTGAAGCTCTCTTTGCTGATGATTCTACCATCTCAGAAGAATTTAAATCTAAAGTTTCTACAATTTTTGAAGCTCGTGTCGAAGACCGTGTATCACAAATTGAAGAAGAAATCGAAACACGTTATGCAGGCATGCTTGAAGAAGCAGTCGAATCAGTTAAAGCTGACCTTACAGAAAAAGTTGACGATTATCTTTCATATGTTGTTGAACAATGGATGGAAGAAAACCAAATCGCAATCGAAACTGGTCTACGTGCAGAACTAACAGAAGACTTTATTGGTGGCTTGCGTAACCTATTCGCAGAACACTATATTGATGTTCCTGCCGAAAAGATTGACCTCGTTGATGAACTTGCTGGTAAAGTTGAAGAACTAGAAGGCAAACTTAACGAAGAAATCGAGCGTGGTGTATCATATGCTAAGGCATTAGTTGAATCACGTAAGAGTGAAATTGCTCGTGAAGTTACTGAAGGACTCACTGCCACTCAAGCTGAAAAAATCAAATCACTCGCAGAGGGTGTAGAATTCTCCACAGAGGACGAATACCAATCAAAGCTTGAAACAATCCGTGAAAATTACTTCCCATCTGGCACTAAGAAAGCCAATGCGTCACAACTACACGAACAGTTTGAAGAAGAGGACGAAAAGAAAGTCATTAATGACCCATTCGTTGCTGCTGTCTCACAAGCAATTTCTAAATCAAAATTTTAATTTAAACCCCTAGGAGATAAAAAAATGTATTTGTCCGAAGACCTACAAAGAAAATGGGAAGGCGTATTAGACCACGTTGACCTCCCAAAAATTAATGACCCATACAAACGTGCGGTTACTGCTGTTGTTTTAGAAAATCAAGCAACAGAAATGATGAAATCAGGAATGATTAACGAAGCTGTGCCAACTAACTCTGCTGGTACAGGCGGTTTCGGTGGTGGTGCAACTGCAGCAGGTCCTGTTGCCGGTTTCGACCCAATCTTAATCAGTTTGGTTCGCCGTTCATTACCTAACTTGATTGCATACGATATCTGCGGTGTTCAACCAATGACAGGTCCAACAGGCTTGATTTTTGCAATGCGTTCAGTTTATGGTTCACAAACACAATCAACAAGTAACGAAGCATTCTACAACGAAGCTAATACTGCTTTCTCTGGTGGTGCAACACAGACTCAAGGTACTCTTGCTGCTGGTCTTGGTGGTTCTACTAGCAACACTTTTGCGAACACAATCTTCTCTAACTCTCAGCCATATTTGACTGCAGCAGGCGAAGATAATCCGTTCCGTGAAATGGGTTTCTCAATTGAGAAAGTTACAGTAACTGCTAACACACGTGCTCTAAAAGCAGAATACTCAATCGAACTTGCACAAGACTTGAAAGCAGTTCACGGTTTAGATGCAGAAACAGAATTGTCAAACATTCTTTCTGCTGAAATTCTTGCTGAGATTAACCGTGAAGTTGTTCGTACAATCTACGGTACTGCTGTTACAGGCGCACAAATCGGTACTACAACTGTTGGTACATTCGACTTAGACACTGACTCTAACGGTCGTTGGATGGTTGAAAAAGTTAAAGGTCTTGCATTCCAGATTGAACGTGAAGCTAACGCAATTGCTAAAGCTACACGTCGTGGTAAAGGTAATATCATGATTTGTTCTTCAGATGTTGCATCTGCATTGGCAATGGCTGGTATCCTTGACTACAACTCTGCATTGACTTCTCAAGTTAACTTGACTGTTGATGATACAGGCAATACATTTGCTGGTACATTGTTCGGTCGTATCAAAGTTTACATTGATCCATATTTCATTGCAACTGGTACATCTGAGTTTGCCGTTATCGGTTACAAAGGTACTAACGCATATGATGCTGGTCTATTCTATTGCCCTTACGTTCCTCTACAAATGGTTCGTGCAGTTGATACAACAACATTCCAACCAAAAATTGGTTTCAAGACTCGTTACGGCATGGTTGCTAACCCATTTGCACAAGGCACAACACAAGGTGTTGGTAAATTTGCAGTATTGACAAACAACTACTATCGTGCGTTTGTTGTTAAGAACATCATGTAATAAACCCCACTAAGAGGGTACTTAAAAGAGGAGTAGAAATACTCCTCTTTTTTTTCTTTATAAATACCAATATGAGCGCACTAGATAGAAACCCAACAAATCCAAACGTACTACAACCGAATAAATTCATATTGAATTTTGCTCGGGCTCCAAGTATGCAATATTTTTGTCAGTCTGTAGGTATACCTGGTATTGCATTATCAGAAGTACCACAAAACACTCCATTCGTTGACGTATATGTTCCTGGTGAAAAGGCTATATACGATATGCTGAGTGTTACGTTTTTGATTGATGAAGAATTAAAAGCATGGACTGAAATGCATGACTGGATTCGTGCGATGACTTTCCCTACAAACTTTGATGAGTATAAAAATTTAGGTAGACTCAATAGAATTGCCAGTGCAACACAATCACCTAAGCCACAATACTCTGACGCTTCAATTACTGTATTGTCTTCATCTAATACGCCGTACTTTAAGTTTAAATTTTACGATTGTTTCCCAACATCGGTATCTCAATTCATTTTGAGTGCTACCGATAGTCCAGATACTACCATGAGTGCCGATGCCACTTTTAGATTCAGTTATTTTGACATAGAAAAATTGTTTTAAAAAGGCTTGACAGGCATCCTTTTTTAGTGTATCCTATGTAAATAGGAGGATTTTAATTATGAAACAGCTTGATGATTTATTAGAAATGTGGCGTGCCGATTCTGTCATTGATAGAACAGAACCAGGTAAAGCACTTATCAACATCCCACAACTACACAGTAAGTATTTGAATATTCTTTCAAGGCATCGTTTGCTTTCAAAAGAAGCTGAATTCAAGTTTAACAAGATGAAGAAGTTGAAATGGGAATACTACACAGGTAAGTTAGACAAAGACCAACTAGAAAAACATGGATGGGAGCCATTTCCATTTGTGCTCAAATCCGACATTACTACATACTTAGAGAGTGATGATGATATCAACAAGTACATTGCTCAAAAAATAGTACATGATGAAATTGTGGATGTATGCCAAAGCATATTAAAAGAATTGAACAGCAGGACCTTCCAACTTAGAGACTTTATTGCCTGGGAGCGGTTTATTCAAGGTGTTTAACATAGAATGTTAAATAATCATTTTTTATAAATAAAGACATAGGAGAAAAATATGTCTAATTATAGAAAAATTTGTCAAAAATATTATGGATACACAAAAGAACAAATGATTGGTATGGATGTTCATCATATTGATGGTAATAAAAATAATAATGAACCATCAAATTTATTACTTGTTACTCCAGAACAACATAAAGAAATACATCAAAATGATTTTGTTATGTGGGCTAGAACAGGTTCTAAATTAGGAAATGAAGCATTTATTAAAAGATTAAAAGAAAAGGGTCCAACCGAAAAAGAACTAGCTCACAGAGAAAAAATGGCAATACTTAGAAAAAAAGGATTGCATAGAGTTCCACATAGTGAAGAATCAAAAAAGTTAATTGGTGAAAAAACAAAAGAAAGATTAAAAGATAAAACAAAACATCCTTTATGGGGTAAAACAACTTATAATGTAACATCACCAGACGGAGAAAATTTTATTATATCTGGTGGATGGAAACAATGGTGTATTGATAGAGGATTAAATTCTTCAAATATGTTAAAAGTTGCAAAAGGTGAACGAAAACATTGTAAAGGTTGGAAAGCAAAAATTATTAATGAGTGATATTATATTACATAAATTGAATGAAGCATTTATAAAATTTGAATGTGAAAAAGCATTAGCTCAAGAACTTTCTATATATTTTGAATTTTATGTTCCAGGTTTTCAATTTACTCCTGCATACAAATCAAGAGTATGGGATGGTAAAATTAGGCTTGCAGACCTAAGAAACTTTACCATCTATCACGGTCTTGTTCCATACATTGAAACATTTTGTAAAGAACGTGACTACAAATTAGAGATTGACCCTGATGTTAATTGTACAGAAAATTATTCTGTTGTTGAGGCAGAACAATTCATATCGACATTAAATATTCCTCTTGAAGTAAGAGACTATCAATTAAAGTCATTTGTACATGCGGTTCGTAATAGACGAATCTTATTGTTGTCACCTACTGCATCAGGTAAATCACTAATCATTTATTTGATACTTCGTTATCTACAAGTTAATTGTAAAAGAGGTTTGTTGATTGTGCCTACAACATCTTTAGTTGAACAAATGTATAAAGACTTTAGTGACTATGGTTATGATTCAGACCAATACTGCCATCGCCAATATTCTGGTAAAGAGAAACACACAAACAAGTTTCTAACGATTACTACATGGCAATCAATTTACAAAAACGACAAAGACTACTTTGAGCAATTTGACTTTGTTCTTGGTGATGAGGCACATCAATTCAAAGCCAAATCACTGACGACTATTCTATCTGGTTGTTCTAATGCCAAGTATCGTATTGGTACAACAGGTACACTTGATGGTACACAGACACATAAACTTGTACTTGAAGGTTTGTTTGGTCCTGTTTACAGAGCAACATCTACCGCAGAGTTAATGGAAAAAGGTCAACTTGCTGCATTTAAGATTAAGTGTTTGATTCTGAAATACGATGATGCAATATGTAAACAAGCTAAGTCATGGGACTATAATACAGAACTTGAATACATAGTTAAAAACAAACAAAGAAATGAATTCATTAAAAACTTGGTGTTGTCTTTAAAAGGTAATACACTTGTCTTGTTTCAATTCGTTGAGAAACACGGCAAAGATTTACATGCACTGATTAAAGAGAATACCAAAAATAGACATGTGTTCTTTGTATACGGCGACACAGATGTTGATGTTAGAGAATCGGTTCGTGCAATTACTGAAAAAGAAAAAGATGCAATTATTGTGGCATCTTATGGCACTTTTAGTACTGGCGTTAACATTCGCAACCTACACAACATCATCTTTGCTTCTCCCTCTAAGTCTCGTATTCGGAACTTGCAGTCAATCGGTAGGGGTTTAAGATTAGGTGATAACAAGGAAGAGGCCGTTCTCTTTGACATAGCGGATGATTTTAGAATAGGCAAATATACCAATTACACGTTGCATCATTTCGTGGAACGTGTTAAAATATACGATGATGAAAAATTCAATTACAAATTCTACAATATCAACCTCAAACATGAATGATTTAATCCAAGGCGTTAAGATAGTCCGTTTGCAAAGCGGAGAAGACATTATTGCAAGTATAATAGAAGATGATGAATCAGATATGGTTATGTTGAATAATCCTATGCATCTTATCTTTAAAAGAACTTCTCAAGGTTCAATGATGGTTATGTTACCGTGGTTACCTATTGAGTTGATTAAAGATAATACAGCTACGATTTATTCCTCTGACATTCTTACCATGGTAGACCCAAAAGATGCCCTCATTGAGTATTACGGTAATATGATTAATACGGAACAGTTGAAGAATCTGAGTGATGACACCCTCGTTAATAACTTGAAAGAAGCTATTCACGATAATGAGGATGATGAGTTTGATATTGAGGAAGAGAACGAAGAACGCCTAACTAAAGAAGAATCAATCGAAGTCTTCAATCGGAAGAGAAGCAACAGGTTACATTAATCATTAACATCAAACGGAACACCGAGAGTATATAACATGTCAAGCAGTTTGTCAATAGAGAAAAAGGGTATATATGAGTGAGAAGAAACCAAAACATTATGTGAACAATGCCGATTTTTTAGAGGCTCTAATAGAGTACAAGAAAAATTGTGTGGTTGCCAAACAAGAGGGTAAACAGGACCCACAGATTCCAAATTACATTGGGGAATGTTTCCTGAAGATTGCAGAACACCTGTCTCGCAAGCCTAACTTCTTTTCATATTCCTTCCGTGATGAAATGATATCAGATGGTATTGAAAACTGCCTAATGTACTTTCGTAACTTTGATCCAGACAAGTCAAAGAACCCATTTGCATACTTTACCCAAATCATTTACTTTGCCTTTCTACGCCGTATTATGAAAGAGAAGAAACAACTCTATGTTAAGTACAAGGCAACAGAACAATTCGGTATACTTGATGAATTTGAAATGTATGAAGATTCGGATGGCAACATGAAACAGTTCCAATTATATGACAACATTTCCGAATTCATTCAAAATTTTGAAAACAATAAGAAAAAGAAAAAGGATGGCAAGTCTAAAGGCCTAGAAAAATTTATTGAAGAATTGCCTGAAAAACCATTGACAAATATCTAAACTTGTGTTACGATGTAGATTATGAAAATTTGTATTCTAGGTGATACGCATTTCGGTATGCGTGGTGATTCGTTAGAGTTTCACCGTTATTATAAAAAATTCTATGATGAAGTATTCTTTCCGTATCTAATCGAAAACAAGATTGATACGGTGTTTCAACTTGGTGATTTGTTTGACCGCAGAAAGTTTATCAACTTCAACTCATTGTACCTGTGTCGTAAATATTTCTTTGACAAGCTCAGAGACAACAATATTTCACTTCACACATTACTAGGTAATCACGATGTTGCCTTTAAGAATACACTTGAGGTAAATTCAACCAGTTTGTTACTACAAGAATATGAAAACATTAGAATCTATGATGATTTTGATACAGTATTCTTTGATGGTGTTGAGATTGATATTGTGCCTTGGCTTTGTGCAGACAACCAAGATGATATCTTTGCAAATATAAAAACAAGTAGAAGTCAAATTTGTTTTGGGCATTTTGAGATTGATGGATTTGAAATGGATCGTGGCAATATTTGTCATGGAGGTATTGACAAACAACCATTAAACAAGTATGATATCGTATTGACAGGACACTTTCATCATAAATCAGATGACGGGCATATCTATTTTGTTGGCACACCAGGAGAAATGACTTGGGCTGATTATAATGACCCAAGAGGTTTTCATACCTTTGATACAAGTACCCGTGAACTAGAATTCATACAGAATCCATATCGTATGTTCCATAAGTTGTCTTATGATGATGCAGTAACTGATTTTGAATATTGGAAGTCATTTGATTATGCCGCATTGAAAGAAACATATGTAAAGGTGATTGTTGTTAACAAACAAAATCCTTATCTGTTTGATACCGTGATTGATAACTTATACAAGGCAGATGTTTCAGACATTTCTATTGTTGAAGATTTTACAGATATCGTTATTGAGAATGACCAAGAACTGATTGACCAAGCTGAAGACACTATGACAATACTGTCCAAGTATATTGATAATTTGACTTTGAATGTTGAGAGTGACAAACTAAAATCTCTAATGAGAGAACTCTACATTGAGGCATTGAATACAGAAACTACTGAATGATAATTTTTCGTTATGTTAGGTGGAAGAATCTTCTTTCCACTGGCAATTATTTTACAGAAATAAAACTAGACAACAACATCAACACACTTGTTGTTGGTGAGAATGGTTCTGGTAAATCAACAATGCTTGATGCATTGTGTTTTGCTTTGTTTGGTAAAGCGTTTCGTAATGTCAACAAACCAAATCTACTAAATTCAATCAATGGTAAAGATTGTATTGTTGAAGTTGAATTCAATACCAATAACAAGTCATACAAAATTATTCGTGGTATCAAACCAAACAAATTTGAAATCTATTGTGATGGTGAATTATTAAATCAAGATGCAGCTGTAAGAGACTATCAGGAATACCTTGAGAAGTTTATTCTGAAACTGAACTACAAATCATTTACACAAATTGTAATTCTTGGTTCTGCATCATTTGTTCCTTTCATGCAATTGTCGGCATCAGACCGAAGAGCAATCATTGAAGACTTGTTAGACATTCAAATCTTTTCGACCATGAATGGTTTGTTGAAAGATAGATTGACTAACAACAAAGATATGATGGTGCATTATAAAAATGCAATTGAACTTACACAACAACGATATGATTTGCAAGACAAACATATCAAAGGGCTTAAACAAAATAATGAAGACAAGGTGAATGAGTATGTTAGTGAGATACACGGGAATACAGGTGCCATACAAACCTTACATGGAGAAATTGCTAACCTCTCCTCACAGGTCGAAACACATCAAAACATGGTCGCAGAAAAAACTTTGGTTGAGAATAAGGTCAAACAACTTACAAAACTTGAATCGCAGATTGAAAGCAATCTATCCAAATTTTGTAAGGATATCAGTTTCTTTGCACACAATGATGATTGTCCAACGTGCAGGCAAGCCATTGCCTCCGAGTTTAAAGAAACGGAGTTACAGACTCTACAATCAAAGGCGCAAGAATGTGAACACGGACTGACACAATTAGAAGTTAAGTTATTGGAAGAACAAACTAAACTGAATGAAATAACTGAAATTCAAAAACGAATTCAGTCCTTACAGATTGAGATTGCAACCAAGAACACTTCTATTGTTGAAACAAACAAATACATTGCTAAGTTGGAAAAATTAATTGAAGAATTAAAAACAAACAAGGCATCAACAGAGATAGAAGAATTAGAATTAAAGACATTAAATGATACGTTAACTGAGTTAAAAGGTAATTTAAGAACTCTTATTGATGAAAAGACATACTATGAGATAGCATCTGGTCTGTTAAAAGATACTGGTATAAAAACAAAAATTATCAAACAGTATCTGCCAATCATCAACAAGTTGGTGAACAAGTATCTTGCATCATTAGATTTCTTTGTGAACTTTAATCTTGATGAATCTTTCAAAGAAACAATCAAGTCAAGGCATCGTGATGATTTCACCTATAACAATTTTAGTGAAGGTGAAAAACAACGAATTGATATGGCTTTGATGTTGACATGGCGTGCAGTTGCCAAGTTGAAGAATTCATCTAACACTAATTTGTTGATACTTGATGAAGTGTTTGATTCAAGTTTAGATACAAATGGTACTGAAGAACTGATGAAGATTCTTCATATGCTTGAAGGTGTGAACCTGTTTGTTATCTCTCACAAAGGAGATATTTTACAGGATAAATTTAGTAACGTGATTCGATTTGAGAAAGTAAATAACTTTAGTAGGATAATGAAATGAGTGATATATTAAAAATTGATACCGCAGTAGCTTCTGGAATCAAAAAGGTAGAAGAAAAAATAAATCCTTTACCTGTCTTTGATGACAACAATGCTTTATTGTCTGTTGCAGTACCTGAATACACAGGTACTTTGCCAAGTGCTGCGATGACCACTTTAACTAAACGGTTGAAGATGACTATGAGACTATACAGTGGATTAGGTCTTGCTGCAAATCAATGTGGTATAAAAGAACGTGTGTTTGTTATTGGTACAGAACAGTTTCAAATGGCATGTATCAATCCAAAAGTACTTGCAGTATCAGAAGACCTTGTAGAAGATACCGAGGGTTGTCTTTCGTTCCCTGCTTTCTTTTTAAACTTTCCTCGTCCCAAATGGATTGAAGTAGAGTATGTAAATGAACAAGGTGAAACAATTCAAACACATTTAGATGGCTTGACTGCAAGATGTTTTCTACATGAACTCGACCATTTGAATGGTGTTAAGTTTACCAAGTATGTTGGTGCGGCATCTATTCTACAGGCAAAAAGAAAACAAGAAAAAATGATTAAGAAAATCGTTCGGAGAAAGAAATGAATCTTGCCACATTAGATGACTTGTCTGTGATAGAATCTATTTTTGCACCGTATAGAAAGGAATATTTTCCTCATATACGGCAAGATTACCTGAAAAGAAAAATCGAAGCAAAGAATGTTATTCTGCAAGATGGTGTGGTGATTGTTTTTGGTGTGTATAAACGAAAACAGAAAATTGGTAAATTAGAATCACAAAAAGGTGATGCACACATTGGCCAGATTGTCACACTACAACAAGGTTCAGGCAATGCAAGAAAAGTATTGAATGAATTCTTTTCAATGCACAAAGTTGTTTGGTTGACTGTCAGAGAAGCGAATACACGGGCAAGAGCATTTTATGAAAAAAATGGAATGAAGAATGTCGGTGATATCAGTTGGTCTGGTGGTAGTATTCCTGGTGTTGTATATAAATTTGAAAACAAAGAATGAAATATTTTTACGAAAAAAATAGAGAACTGCTTGAATCAGATGTGAACAAGAAGTTTGAGGACATCCTTGCAATGAGTAAGGATGAGTTTCGTGCTTGGGCTATTGATTTGAGAAAAACAGTTGTCTATTTGTGGGATGAAAAAGGTCAACCTCCAAGAGTTGGGTATGATGAACAAGAAATCATAGACCAGTTTAATGAGATGACTTCTTTTCCTGTCCACAAGTTTCTCGTTAAAGATGAACTCACTGGCGAAGAAGATGTTATTCGGAACACAAGTGTAATTGGTAATGCAGTCAATCAATGGTTTCCTACCATGATGAAGACTCGTATCAACTACACAGCAGATGTGAACAGTGGCAAATCAATTTACGATTACTTTGCCAAAGAAGAACTGTTAGATACATTCATTACGTATGCATCACGGCACTTCAAAAGAGATTCGTTCTATCATTATTCTGCACCAATTAAATTGAATCAGGTGATTGAGATTGGTTCTTTGACTTTCCGTGCAACATCAACCAATGAATTTCTGCAATGGTTTGAAACAAAGGCTCGTGCATATGGTACGCATGACTACTGGATTGAACCTAATGCAGGTGATAAAGAGTACACTGGTTACAATGAAGAATTGAAAGACCAGACATATCTGCGAATCACAAAAGATGAATTGCTTGCATTAGATTTTATTCCTGCAAACTGTACAACGAATGTTGAGCATAAAGATGCACAGTTGTTCCGTATTCGTTTGTATGAAAAAGGACAGAAACTATTTCCTGTTGGTCTAAAAGCATTCCGTATTTCATTCTGTCAGTATGCAGTTAACTTCCCACCATTGACTGCAAAGTTTTTGTATGAGAGATACACTGACCATATCAAAACACAAGAACAAATTAATTTGTATGACCCATCATCAGGATGGGGTGGTAGATTGTTGGGTGCATTATCTGTTGATGATGAAAGAAACATTCATTACATTGGTACGGATCCAAACAAAGACCACAGTACAGAAAATGGCCGAACAAAGTACCATGAGTTTGCCGACTTCTTTAATACAAAGACATATCGTGCAACAGGATTATATCCAAAGATACACACATACGAAATCTTCCAACATGGTTCGGAAGAGATTCATAAAGACCCTGAGTTTAAAAAATACAAAGGTAAGTTGGATATGATTTTTACATCACCACCTTATTTTGCAAAAGAAGCTTACTCAGAAGATGCTGAACAATCATACAAGAAGTTTTCTCAATATGATTTGTGGCGTGATGGGTTTCTACGTCAAACGCTTGAGACATGTGTTGAGTATTTGAACCACGACCGATATCTTTTGTGGAATATTGCTGATGCAGTTTTTGGTGGTGAGATGTTGCCACTTGAACAAGATTCGATTGATATACTTACCTCTAAAGGTATGATATATAAAGGCAAGATAAAAATGGCACTTGCACAGATGCCAGGCGGTAACAGAATTGATACTGAGACTGGTCTGCCTAAGGCGAAAAACTTTTGTAAGATAAACGACAAAATGTGGCTCAAATATGAACCCATTTTTGTGTTTTATAAACCTTAAAACAAAAGTATTACTGTTGCTTTCATGCAACAGGGGCTTGACTTCCTCATTGGTTCTGTTACAATAGTCTTATAAATCGAGATAGGAAAATCAATGAGTTTTACAGTTGAACAAAAAAATCTCTTGACCAAATTAATGGCAAGTGAGAATCTTACAGTCGAACACCAAAAAATCCACACGGCTAAATTCGATCCTATAAATCGTGTTTTATATCTTCCTATCTGGCAAGATATGAGTGGTTTCATGTACGACCATTTAGGCGGTCATGAAGTAGGTCATGCATTGTATACACCTGCGGATGGTTGGCATGATGCCGCTGTTGACAAAACAAAAAATAAAAACTACAAATCTTTCCTGAATGTTGTGGAAGATGCTCGCATTGAGAAAAAAGTAACCCGTAAATTTCCTGGTCTGAAAACTTCCTTTAAAAAAGGTTTTCAAGAATTGCTTGACCGTGACTTTTTCGGTATCAAATATAAAGATGTTAACAAATTGGCTTTCATTGAACGCCTGAATCTTTATACAAAATCACAATACACTGCTGATTATATTAAATTCACCACACAAGAAATGGTCTATGTTACTAAGGTACAAAACCTTGAAACATGGGATGATGTTCTTGCCTTGACTGGTGAAATTTACGATTATTCAAAAGATGAACAATTCGACATGCACATGGAACAACAAATGCGTGATTTTGAAATGTTCAATTCTGATGATGATACCGATACTGATTCTAATTCCGATTCTGATTATGAATACTCTGAGGAAGAAGATGAAACTGGTGAGCCACAAGATAGTGACGACTCTGAAAAATCCGATGAAAAATCAGAAAAACAAACAGAAGAATCTGGTGATGTTGATGCTGACTCAGACGATACAGAAGAAGAAGAAGATACGGAAGAAACCGAATCAGAAACAATCAATGAGCTTGACCGATACAAAGAATCGGTAGAATCACAACGTGACCAATTTACACCTGAATGTAGTACTGACGACTCTTATCGCCAGAATGAAAATTCATTGCTTGATGCAAAATGCAAACCATACCTTTATGTGGATGTGCCTACTGTAAATGCTAAGAATGTATTTACAAGTGCTAAACGTGTACATGAATTGTTGACTATAGGTTTCGATGAACAAATTGAAGGTGGTTATTTTGATAACGCATATGTTCAAGGATTAGTGAACGATTTCAAGAATAAGAATGACCGTTACATTGGTCTGCTTGCTAAAGAGTTTGAAATGCGTAAGGCTGCCAAGGCGTTTAGTAAATCTAAATTGTCTGACACTGGTGACATTGATATCAACAAATTGTCCAATTATAAATTTGATGATAACATTTTCCGCAAAGTGATGATGATACCAAAAGGCAAGTCACACGGTCTTGTATTGTTGCTTGATTGTTCTGGTTCTATGTCTGAAAATATGGAAGGTTCAATTGAACAGATTCTGGTTCTTTCCCTGTTCTGTCGCAAAGTGAATATTCCTTTCCGTGTGTTTGGTTTCACTGATTGTATTTCAACATACAATTTTGACCGTAATCTTGACCTAGATGCTTATAATGAAGACATTTCATTCTCTAATAATCCTGGTGAATTAGGTTTTTCTAATGTTCAATTACGTGAGTACTTGAATTCTAAAATGTCAAATACCGAATTCACTAAGTGTTTGCGAAACATGATTTTGTTGAAACAATCCTACAGTGTTATAAGATATCAAAATCGTGTTAGACGCCCTGCTAGTGAGAATCTTTCTAACACACCTTTGGTTCAGGCTGTATTTGCAATCGGTTCAATTATGGATAACTTCCGTAAATCTAACAATGTTGATTTGACCAGTTTGATTATTGTACATGATGGTGATGCTGATACTGCTTCTTCCCATTATGTTGAAGTTGACCACAAAGACTATGACGGTAAAATGATTAAAAAAGTTTGGTCATATAGTTTTGATTTGCGGACTTACAATGTTATTGTGCGTGACCGTAAAAACAAATTTCAATATGTAATGAAACAAAATCCAGAAAAGAGTTATTCTCATTATACCAATGAGGAATTGTTACGTGCTGCATTAGAATGGGTTCGTGTTGTTGGAAAATCCAAAGTGTTTGGATTCTTCATTCTCGGTTCACGGTACTCTGTGTCAAAAAATTCAATTCGTAATCGTTACTTTTTTGATGATGGTAAATCTCTTGCTGATTTGAGAAAAGAAAATGCGTTTGGTTATTTTGATACAGAAAAAAATCTGTTGAAGAAATTCAAAGCCGATAAATTCCTAATTTCAAATACTGTAGGCTACAATTCATTCTATTTGATTTCTGGTGGTTCTGATTTGCAAACCGAGGAAGAACAACTTGAAATTACTGGTACAGTTACCTCAAATAAATTGAAAAATGCTTTTATGAAAATGACAAAAAAGAAACAAGTGAATCGGGTACTAGTATCCAAATTCATTCAAGGAATGGCAGTTTGACCTGTTGTTTCTACGCAACACAGGGGCTTGACAAATCTGCCCACTGTGTTATACTATGTGTATCTTGTGAATTAAAAGGAATTTGTAATGACTAATCGTGTTGAGCTTCGTGATGAATTTTTAAGTCGCCTAACTAAATTGGGTAAACCAATTGTTACTCGCAACGAAGTTAAAGAAATTTGTAAATCAGTGGGTATTACTGCTCAGTGGTTTGTTAACAATCCAGAAAATCGTATCGGTCGTGGTCAATACAAAGTCCCTTCCACTCCCGCAATTGCAATGACAGCTCAAGTTTTACCTATGACTAAACAAGTAGAAAAATCTGAGAACCGTATTCAGAATGTTCAAACAGATTTGGACTCTACTGATTTGGTTCCTAAATCATATAAAAATTATGTGCCGTTCGGCAACTTTGAAGATGTGCTTTCGATTGTAAATGCACAACGATTCTTTCCTGTTTTCATTACTGGTCATTCTGGTAACGGTAAAACAATGTCGATTGAACAGGCTTGTGCCAAGTCTAAACGTAAATTTGTTTGCGTATCAATGACACCTGAAACCGATGAAAGTGATTTACTCGGTAACTATGTTTTGATTAATGGTAATATGGAATGGCGTGACGGTCCAGTTACAACTGCTGCTCGCCAGGGTGCTGTTTTGTGTATTGATGAAATTGATTATGGTGCTCAAAACCTTTCCTCTTTGCAACGTGTACTTGAAGGTAAACCTTTCATGTTGAAAAAGAAAGGTGAGATGATTGTACCTGCCGCAGGTTTTACTGTATTCGCTACTGCAAATACAAAAGGTAAAGGTTCTGATGATGGTCGTTATATGTTCACCAACGTATTGAATGAGGCTTTCTTAGAACGATTCCGTACAACAATGGAACAAGAATTCCCTCCAGTCAAAGTTGAACGGAAGATTATCGAAAAAGAATTGACCTCTGTTGGTCGTGCTGACACTGATTTCGCTGAGAAACTTGTTACATGGGCTGATGTTATTCGTAAAACATTCGCTGACGGCGGTTGTGATGAAGTGATTTCTACTCGCCGTTTGGTACACATTGTTGAAACATATGGTATCTTTGGTGATAAGATGAAGTCCATCGGTTTGTGTTTGAACCGTTTTGATGCTGACACTAAGGCATCATTCCTTGACCTGTATACCAAAGTCGATGCAGGTGCAAATACCGAAGTGATTCTTGCCACTACAATGACAGAAGAACCTGAAATTAATGAGGATGATATCCCATTTTAATTAGGGCAATAGTGCGTTCTTTACCTTAAAAAGTATTGACGCACTATTTTTTTTATGTTATACTTACACATCATTTGAGGGATTGAGTCGCCTCTCAAATAATTTTTTTAGCGATTCGTTTTTATCATGGAGTCTATATGACAACAAAATCTAAAGTCCTTGCCTATCTTTCTAAAGAAGGTTCTTACAACACTTTGACCGCAAACAAAATGCAGTCAGTTTTCGGTGTTGCAAACCCATCCGCAACCATCAATGAGTTGCGTAATGAAGGTAATGCAATCTACTTGAACAGCCGTATCAATACAAGCGGAGAGAAAGTTTCTTTCTACCGTTTGGGCACACCAACTAAGCGCATGGTCGCTGCAGGCATTGCTGCAATCCGTTCACAAGGTGAACGTGCTTTTGCCTAAAATTTCTTAGGAAAAGCCTCAAAGAAGCGATATATAATAGTATCGCTTCTTTTTTTATTATAAGGTTATTATGGAAATACAAGTTAAAATTGATGATTTGAAAAAACATAAACTGTTTGTTGCCACTCCTATGTACGGTGGAATGAATCACGGTTTATATATGAAGTCTTGCCTAGACCTACAGACAACAATGCATCGCTATGGAATCGAAGTTAAGTTTTCATTCCTGTTTAATGAATCACTAATCACAAGAGCTCGCAATTATTTGGTTGACGAGTTTCTACGCACAGATTACACACACTTACTTTTTATTGATTCAGATATTCACTTCAATGCACAAGACGTAATTGCTTTGTTGGCACTCGACAAAGATGTTGCTGGTGGTCCTTATCCCAAGAAGTCTATGAATTGGAGTAACATTGCTCATGCAGCAAGAAAACATCCAGACCTAGAACCAAAAGAGTTAGAGAACTTAGTTGGTGAGTATGTGTTCAATGTTGTAAAAGGAACATCCACATTCTCTGTTACCGAACCACTTGAAGTCATGGAAATTGGTACAGGTTTTATGATGGTGAAACGTGAAGTGTTTGACAAGATGAAAGAAGAATATCCTTCTATTCGTTACAAACCAGACCACGTTGGACAAATGAACTTTGACGGCTCACGATACATTCATGCTTACTTTGATACAGTAATTGACACCAAAGAATCAATCGTTGGTGGTGGTTCTGAACGATATCTTTCCGAAGATTATATGTTCTGTCAAATGTGGCGTAAAATGGGTGGCACAATTTTCTTATGCCCTTGGATGAAAACACAACACATTGGCACTTACGCATTTACAGGTAACATGCCTGCTGTTGCGAATTATACTGGTAAATTGTAAAGAATAAGGGGAGTAAAATCTCCTTAGTCTGTTTCTAAAACAGACAACCAAAACTAATAATTTTGGTGTGTTAGTATGGTGTGTAAAAAACACCGTGGGTAAAAACCACATTAAATTTTATATAGGGAAAAAAATGAAAAAAAATATGATTAAAGAAATTACCAAGAATGGGTCTTTCACAGAGGAAGATTTAGAAAATGTAAAGAGTCTTCTAAACATAGACGCTTATCCACAGTTCTATAAACTTTATGATGGAACAGAATATTCTTTGCCTGAAGGTATTGAATATGTTGACACTATTATAATTGATGCAAAAGCCTTGACAAGAGAAGGCACAATCGGTAGTTCACAACCTACCCGTGCCTCTGGTGGTAATCAAAAACGTGAAGAATTGGCAAGAGATATTTTTGAAACAGGATGGAAACTTTTTTGTAGCCCCATTTCTGTTATACAAAGAAACAACAAAATTATCTTCCTCGATGGAAGAACAAAAGATAAAATTCTCCTAGAAGTAAAATATGGAAATCGAATTGTTCGTTTGTATAAATTTGTAGGCGAACATGAAAATGATGTTGAGTTACAAGATGATGCAATTGAAGATTTTGGTTTAGAAGGTAATGAAGAACCTTATACTGCTGGTTATAATGTACAAGCAGACTTCTTTGAAGTTGGAAAGAAAAAAGTTGCCAGAGGAACTCTAGAGCCAAGTCAGAGTGCAATTCTTGCTTGGGTTAATAAACGAGCAAAAAGTTTTGCCAAACAAAAGCGTGACGATATTGCTTCAAGAATTTTTAATCACTACAGTAATACAAATGCTGGATTAGAAGTTGAATCTTGGACGCCAGAAGAAGCAGATGTTTGGATGAAAAAGAATAATTATATTTCAGTCGGACATGTAATGTATTTGGTTGTATCTGCTGAAGTTACTTCTAAGGCTTTATTTGCTGCTTCAAAACTTGCACAAGAAAATCCTGGTAAAGAAATTCGTGTTGTATTACACACTGGTTACTTGACTGGATGGGACAGACCAAAAACATATGTCAATAAGATTAAGAAATTCAAAAATGAATGGTATCTTAAATTGTCACAAATAAGTTTTGGTTTCTTCAAAGGTACACAATTCACAGATTCACCAATCAAGTTGTATGGTGTTATGCCTGCAAACATTGTTAACTTATGTGAAGATGATGGCAAATTAATTATCTTTGGTAAAAATGACCAGAAGATTGAAAACTTTAATCAATCTAGGACTTCAGCTAATCTTTCTCGTTACTTTGATGTTGAAGAATTAGAAGAAGTTTAATAAAGGGAAAACTATAAATTATGATTACAACTGCTTTTGATGAAGTAAAAGCCTCACAAACTGCAACAACAGGTGGTCGTAAATTTGATGGTGACAAACTAGAATATGGTTTGTTGCCACCTGTTGCACTTGAAGCTACTGTTGATGTACTTACCTTTGGTGCTCAGAAGTATGAGAGAGATAATTGGAAAAGAGTGCCTGATTCTAAACGCAGGTACTATGATGCACTTCAACGGCATCTATGGGCATGGAAAAAGGGTGAGATTCTCGACCCTGAGTCCGGCAAACATCACCTAGCTCACGCTATGTGTTGCCTCATGTTTCTATATGAACATGATATAATGTATTCTTTAGATACATCGAATTAATTTTTTGGAGTTATATTATGAAATTATCAACTGAAACAATCTCCGTCTTAAAGAACTTTGGTGCCATCAATCAAGGCATCATGTTCAAAAAAGGCAAAACACTTAAAACAGTTTCTTCACACAAGAACATTCTTGCAGAAGTTACAATCAAAGAAGATATTCCCGCAGAGTTTGGTGTCTATGACCTGAACAACTTCCTGTCGGTTGTATCTCTACACAAAGACGACCCATCATTTGAGTTTGATGATAAACATGTTGTTATCTGTGGCAACAAAGGTCGTTCCAAAATCAAGTATCGGTTCTGTGAACCTACTATGATTGTTACCCCACCAGAGAAAGCAATCTCAATGCCTGATGCAGAGATTAAATTCAGTTTGTCGGCTGAAGACTTTGACTGGATTCTCCGTGCTGCTTCTGTACTATCTTCACCACAGATTGCTATTGAATCAGACGGCAAGAAAGTTACCATCGTAACCTTAGATTTGCAAAACGATTCCGCACATACTGATTCACTTGACTTGACAGAAGGTGATGGTAGCAAGTATCGTATGGTTTTCAAAACAGAAAACTTGACTAAGATTATGCCTGGTGCATATGAAGTTGCAATTTCATCAAAAGGAATTTCACACTTCCAACACAAAACTAATCCTCTTAAATACTGGATTACAACAGAGTCCGGTTCTAAATTTGAAAAGGCTTAATCATGGAACAGAGGCGTAATTTTCTCAAAGGTGCAGGCATCATTGGTGCCTTTGTTGTTGGTGCTGCTTCTTACAAACAAGTGAAAGAAATGGCTACTGAACATAAAGACATTAGTCATAAAGAAATGGCTACTGAACATAAAGACATTAGTCATCTTGCACCACCTATTAATGCAATAACTATTCAATTTACAGGAGCATATGGTGAGAAACCTAAAGCACCAGAACCAACTATGGGTCAACATACATTCTATGTCAATGGTTGGAATGAAGAAGTTACACACCGTGTTTCTATGACTGTCGGTAAAGACAATCGTTTGTGGATGAAAATTGGAGATGAATGGCACAGAGTTGCTATTGAATCTTAATGTGAATTATTTTATTATGAAAGTGGTGTATGGAACATTTATTATGGACAGAGAAGTATCGCCCTCAAACAATTGAAGATTGTATTCTACCTGAACGGCTGAAACAACCTTTTCAGGAGTATGTGAATCAACATAATATTCCTAATCTATTGTTGAGTGGTGGTGCTGGCGTTGGTAAGACAACAGTCGCCAAGGCTATGTGTAACGAAATCGGATGTGACTTCATGGTCATTAACGGTTCAGATGAATCTGGTATTGATACATTTCGTACCAAGATTAAAAACTATGCTTCATCTATGTCATTATCTGGTGGTCGTAAGGTCATCATTATTGATGAGGCAGATTATCTAAATCCAAACTCAACACAACCTGCTTTGCGTAATGCAATTGAAGAATTTGCAGTCAACTGCTCATTCATCTTTACTTGTAATTACAAAACACGTATCATTGAACCATTACATTCTCGCTGTGCTGTGATTGACTTCACACTAAAGAACAATGAGAAGGCTCAGATGGCAGGTGGATTCTTTAAGAGAATTCAGTCAATTTTGCAAAGTGAAAAAGTTGAGTATGATGACAAGGTAATTGCAGAACTAATCAAGAAACACTTTCCAGACAATCGCCGTATTCTGAATGAGTTGCAACGATACTCACAGTTTGGTAAGATTGATACTGGTGTTCTTTCACAGATTGGTAATGTTCAACTGACAGAGATTACTAAACATATCAAAGACAAAGACTTCACTGCAATTCGTAAGTGGGTCGCATCTACTGATTTGGATACTAACACAATGTTCCGTCAGTTATATGATTCCTTGTATGACTTTATGAAACCACAATCTATCCCACAAGCAGTGGTGATTATTGCTGACTATCAATATAAGAACGCCTTTGTTGCTGATACTGAAATCAATCTTGTCGCATGTCTGACCGAACTGATGGTCGAATGTGAGTTTCTATGATTGAATTGTTTAGACCTACC